GCATTAAAGTATTTGGAGAAATATTAATGAGCCGTCTAACCTTAAGTTATAAAAATTTGTATGATGAGGTAAGTCACTTTCTTGGTCTGACCGCTCGTGGCACGTCTCCAACAGGTACTAATTTAACTTTATGCACCGACTTGGTAAATCGTGGCGTAAGACAGTTCCTTTACCCTATAGATATGACTACAGGGCAAGCTTGGGAGTGGGAGTTCCTAAAGGTATATTGGGATTTTACTACTACATCTGGCCAATGGAAATATGCTTTACCAATAGATTTTAGTGACTTATATAGTATGTTATATTTTGATTTAGAAAGTGCTAATCCACCGCTTGTAAAACGAAGTGCGGAACAGATATTAGATATGCGTACAGGTGGGAGCATTAATGGGTTTCCTGAATACTTTGCTATAACTCCCCTTCGATATGATATTGAAATAGGTAGTCTATATGAGTTGTGGGTATACCCCACACCGAGTCAGACTGAAATCCTTTCTGGATTCTACAGAGCAGACCCCGTTCAATTATCAGCAACTACCGATTTAGTGATTGGTGGGATTCGTGCTATTGAGGCTATCTTGGAGAGTTGTTTGGCGGTAGCGGAGCATCAAGAGGATGATATGACAAGCAGCCACCATACAGCAAAGGCTGCTGAACTAATACAGAAACTTATAAAATTTGACTCAGTTACTCATTCTGACAAAATCGGAAATCTTTATTCCGACAAAGACCGAATTTGGCCAACTCCTCGTGGGTATTTTACATACCCCAATACAGAGGACAACGTATACCCCTAATTATGAAAACTAAGGGATAGACACTCAAATACTCGATTGGGTTGGTACGAAAAACAAAAGGAAAATATCAAAAATTATTTAGGAGAATAAATATGTCAACGGGAGCAAATTACTTTGAAGTAGAACGAAAAGCGTTTGATTTAAGAACAAAAGCACTACTGTCTTCTGCCGCTACGTATACGGCGAAAGTTGGTGGAGCATCAGATAGCTTTGTTATTGACAGGGTAATCAGAGTTGATGGTACGAGTGGTACAGCTTTGACCATTACAGTTCCAGATGGGAAGTTTTATGGTCAGAGGCTGTTAGTCATACTTGAGGTATATGCTGCGACCAGTACTGTGGATGTGTCTACTACGACAGGCGATGACGCTACTCAGATGACGGCTGCCGGTGGATATTCAGACTTAGTGTGGATGGGTAGTACTCTTGGTTGGGTAGAGTTAAGTAATGAGGCCACATAATAGGAGAGTCTAATGAGTAAATTTTATAACACAAGTTTAGATAAAGTCCCTAATTCTGGTGGTTCAAATAGAGTAACGATACCAGCAACTCCATTTCAGATAAGAGGTGGTACTGGTACTGGTGGTGCTACAAGTATACCTTGCAAAGAAGCCCTTTTACTTTGCCCAAATGGTAGTTCAGATTTGAAAGTAAATATCGGTTCGGCGTGTACGGCGACTACAGGAATAAAAGTACCAGAGGCAGGAGTAGATTTTATGTTTATGCGAATAGCAATAGATGATTTGAATAAGTTATATTTTATTGGTACTCAAGCCGATGTTTGTGATATTTTATATAGAGAATAATTATGGCTAAACTAAGTAGAAAAGAGAGAGAAATTCTTTATGGTAAACATAGTCCTGCTGGGTATGCTTATCTTCAAAGTAAGAAAGTTAAGAAATTGAAGCGAGTAAAGCGAACTGTGAAACCAACAGAGTATAAAAAGATTGCATATTATGGTCAGGGAAGAGAAACTGCAGATGCTCAGTTACGTAGAATAAAACGAGGGAAATAATGTGGCAAATATCGAGTTTACTCCTCCTATACAAGGTATCCATAAGGGGCTACCTGCTGATAAACCAGCACCTAATACCTCTGAGTATATGAATAATGTACGTGCAAAGGGTTTTGGTGGAAGGATTATAATTGTCCAACGCCCAGGACTTGATAAGTGGGGAGTGGGTACTCAAGTAGGTGCGGCAGAACAACCCGTAGTTAGTATGTGTACAGTTTCTACGGTCAGTTGATAATATTATGAAACTTGTTAATTTAACTGGTAAACGATTTGGGAGATTAGTTGCTATTCGGTGTGTTGGTAGTAGACAACAAGGGAAACGTAGAGCTAAATTTTGGTTGTGTAAATGTGATTGTGGTAACTTTACTGAGGTTAGAACCGCACATTTAACTACAGGTCAAACATTTGGTTGTGGGTGCAAACAGAAATTACCTAAAGGAGAAAGTGCTTTTAACTCTCTTTATTTTCAATATCAGAGAAATGCAAGTATCAGAGGTTTATCTTTTGAATTAACTAAAAAACAGTTTAGGTGTTTTACGCAAGAATCTTGTTTCTATTGTGGTAATGAACCATCTAATATTATAGACGTAAAGAAACAAAACGGAGTTTATGTATATAGTGGAATTGATAGATTAGATAATTTAAGAGGGTATAGTAAAGAAAATTGTGTTTCTTGTTGTAAGGTTTGTAATTGGATGAAAAATACAATGAGTTATAAAGAATTTATAGAGCACATTACTAAAATTTGTACAGTTAGTACGGTGGCATAAATGGCAGCAACATTAAGGGATAATTGTAATACACAAACTTTATTTTTTAATTTCCCACACGGTTTAACTGAGCAAGAGGGGCAAACAATAACACCTACTGAGGTTTATGTATTAGAAACTATAAAATTCTATGCTAAGTGGAAATACGGTGACCCTGGAACTTGTTACATATCTTTGCAGGAAACCACATCTGGTCTACCAAACGGTAGTTTATTAACAGATAGATTATCATTTACTGTAACTGCTGATAAAGTATTAAAGTCTATAACCTTTGGTACACAACCAACTTTACAGATTGGTACTAAATATGTTATAGTATTTGAAGCACCATCTGGTGTTGCAAGTTCTGGTGAACTTCATTTATATGGTCAGCCTTCAAATGGTAATGACTATAGTGGTGGAGATAGAGTATGGTATAATGGAAGTGTATGGAATACAGTTACTTCTCAAGATTTGAATTTTTATTGTTGGGGCGTAGACGCTACGCCGAGTAAACCAATTACTCCTGCACCGTCTGATTCTTCTACTACAGTAACACTTGACCAAACTACATTAAGTTGGGTTGACGGAGGTAATGCTGATACCTATGACGTTTATTTTGGTCTTTCTGGTAATATGACATTACAATCAAGTGCCCAAGCAGGACTTTCGTGGAGTATAGATTCTTTACCACTTTCTTATAATACTGCTTATCAATGGAGAATTGATGCTACAAATGTGTACGGTACAACTACAGGAGATACTTGGGGATTCACTACTATAGCGTTTGCTCCTCCTGTAGCTACTGTTGCCGGAAGTGCATCACCTAATATGTTACAAATTATTAAAAGATTAGTAGCTGCTGCTTATAGCAAATTTTGGTACGAGGACATCTGATGGCAGATATATCGTTGACGGATGTAATCACATATAAAAAATTAGTTGCTTGTGGCAACGGAGAGGTATGGTACGAAGTGTCCGCAGGAACAATGATGGAATTACCTGCTGCCGATAGTGATATAGATACTACTGACCAACTCAATATATTTGAGGCTTTTCAGAAGGTATTTGTAGTGAACGGTGCAAACCTAAAGGTAGCGGATTTTATAAACACTAAATTAACACATACTACATTGACAACTGCTCATGCCAGAGGGGATATACTCACTCAGAATACAAATAATAAAATGGTTGTTGATTTTACTAATACCACTAAAACAGCAACGTATGGTTTTGTAACAGCAGGTATTTGGGATGTTACAAATGCAGTTACCGGAAGTGGTAGTGGTACGACATTCACTCCAACAGGTATTAATGGTATGTTGACTCACGCTGTCTTGGCTACTGCCCACGCTTCCAATGACACATTAACTCAAGCGACAACAAGTGCTACAATGGTTGTTGAATACACAGATGCAACAAAGACACATACTTGGGGGCGTATTACAGCAGGAACGTTTAATACCACAAACTCAGTTACCGGAAGTGGAAGTGGTTCGGCGTTTACACCTACTGCAACAGATATAAGCCCTCCTGTTTGGTATGATTGGACTGTATATGCAGGTGGAGCAAGTGGGACAATGCCAGCGAAGGCCTATCTTGGGTGTTTGTACCGAGGTAGGAATGTGTTGGCCGGTAATCCTAACTATCCCCATCAATGGTATATGAGTAAAGTAGCAGACCCTTTTAATTGGGTTTATTCCGATACTGACCCGCTTACTGCGGTAGCAGGAAATAATACTGATGCGGGAGAAATAGGTGATATAGTTAGAGCCTTAATCCCGTATAAAGATGATTATTTGGTATTTGGTTGTGCTTCAACTATATGGGTATTGACAGGCGACCCTGCTGCAAGCGGTGAAATAGATGAAGTTGATTTAACTGTAGGCATATTTGGTGCAAACAGTTGGTGTTTTGATGGCGACAGCAACCTTTATTTCTGGGGAACCAATGGAATTTATAAAATTCCAGTAGGGTTTCGTTCAGTTGAAAACCTTACTGAAATCTCTTTACCTAATTTGGTTGGCGATGAGGGTGCCGACCCATCCTCCCACCGCATTACGTTGGGCTATGATAGAAAACGACATGGAATACTTATCTGTATTACTAAGTTATCTGATGGTTCCAACTCTAATTATTGGTATGATATAAAACTCAAGGGATTCTTTCCCGAAAGTTACCCTGATGAATGTGGGGCGTATTCCCTATTTTATTATGCTGCAAATGACAACGACTATGCAGATTTATTAGTCGGTTGCAAAGACGGGTATATAAGGAAGTTTGATGAGACAGCAAAGGATGATGATATTGGTGGTAGTGACCAAGCAATATTAAGTTACGCCGTCTGGCCTATACAACATCTAACAGAGGATAACGATAAAGAGGGGAAACTAACGTCACTCACTATTGAATTATCCGGTGGGGCATCTGGTGGTGCATTTCCTGATACTGATGGTGTTAGTTATGAACTACACATAGGTGACGATGCGGAGACAGTTATTGAAGATATTAAAGATGGGGCCACTCCCTTTAGTTCTGGTACGTTATCCGGTACAGGACGGAAGGCAAGGATTCGTACAAGAGCAAGAGGGGCGTGGTTAGGTATAAAGTTCCTAAACTCAACTGCCTCTGAAACTTGGGCGGTTAATCGCATCTTTGGTGAGATAAAAGAAGCAGGTAAAATAAGATAATTAGAAGGATAAGATAATGGCATTAGCTTACAGTAGTGGAGCAAGAGGTGGTGGAACAAGAGGAATGGCCGGAAGGGCACAGTCGGCTTGGAGTAATATGATGTCTGGTTTTAGTCAACGTAATGTTGGAAAGCGGGGTGTTTCACGTGCTCCCGCTCGGCCAAGCTATGGTGGAGCAATCGGTCAAATATCCCGCCAACAGTCAAGTGCGAGACAAGCTAATATAGCAAGACAAGGCCGTATTGAGGGTATGTATGATAAAATGATGGGGATGGTTTCGCCTGGTGGGGCATTTGAGAAAAGAGGATTAGCTGATATTGAAAGACGAAAGACTCAGACTGTAGGGAAGGAAACACAGGGTTTAATCTCTGGTGGTATGTTTGGTACAACTACTACTGCTGGTTTGGGACGAAAGTTTGAAGCAGATGTTGGTGCCCCTGCTCGACTAAGGTTAGAAGATATTATGCAACAAAGACAACTTGGTGTGATGGGGCAGAAGGCGGGATTCCTTGAGCGTATTGAGGATGTATACCCTGACTATTCATCTTTACTTCAAATGTTAGCGAGGTAATTATGCCACTTTTACCAGAGGCAAAGAATTGCGACGTGAGTGTCCGAAAGAATTTTCGGAAAATATCCAGGGTTCTTGGGTATACTGGAACTCCCTCATTTGTTGGACTTACCCTAACTGACCTAACTACATCCAGATTAGTCTGGACTGATGCAAACAAACTTCTTGCGTCTAAAGACCTTGTGGATTTAGTTGCCGGTACGGCGAATGAGATTAATATAGCCGATGATGGTAGTGGTGGTATTACTATTGGAATAGTTGACCCTTTAATAGTTGCTAAGGGGGGAACAGGCGTAGCTACACTTACTGATGGTGGGCTAATGCTTGGCTCAGGAACAGGAGCAGTTACATCTCTTGCTCAAGCCACTAATGGTCAATTACCAATAGGTTATACAGGAGCAGACCCAACACTTGCAACTCTTACAGGTACAACAGACCACATTAATGTTACCAATGGTACGGGAAGTATTACACTCGATTTAGATACTAATACAAAAACCCTTCTTGGTTCATTCAATGGCATATTCCTTGAAAAATTAGATTTTACTATATCCGAAGCTGGTGGTACAGTTACAGGTTCACTTGAACAGGATAGTGGTGGAGATTTGGTTCAGAGATTTTCCGATGGTTACACTGTATTAGACTGTACTCCTGCACTTACTATTAATCTAACAGCTTATGTTGGTAGCAATGCAGTGCCTAAAAAAGTATTTGTATACATTTTGCAATCAGCCAAAACCGCAATGGCTGCATCTAACTCTGGCTGGCCCGCTACAGAACACATTAGAGTTGCTAATCTCTTGTTGAAAAGTGCTGCGACTACGGGAACTGATGGGGGTGCTTTAGCAAATCGAAATTGGAATGACTTTGCATCCGACACAAACTCCCAAGGACATATTACTCATATAGAAAATAGAATCAGGCAAGAGCCTACTCAGTGGAATTCTGGTGTTGCTCTAACTTTGAAAAATTCTGCCGGTGCTGAGTTAACTACAGGTAACTCTTCTACAGCAGTAGAAATAGTGACAACAACGGGAACTGCATATCAACTTCATAAACATACATTCCCTGCATTTGATATGTATAGTGTAGGAACTGATGATGCTCATGTTGTTAATCAACCTACAGATAGAGGTGGAGCATATGAAACTACAGCAAATTTAGTAGCCGATATTACTCATTATGTGGATGGTACTGCTGCCGGTGTTGCGATTGGTACGAATAAATATTTCAATCTGGTATTATGGGGGGTACAAAATCGTTCTGGTGAGCCATCCCACATAATGATAAATCTTCCTACAAGTCAATATACAATTTCCGCTAATGCCGTATCAGATATAGACGGAACATCTGTATTTAACATCCCTGCATTGTTCAAAGGGCTGGGGTTCTTAATAGCTCGTTTGACTTTCAGATTGATAGCTGGAGCACAGTGGACTTATATAGCACAAGAAGATTTGCGTGGTCAGATACCACCTATATCGGCTGGGGTGGGTGTGACTACTACAGACCACGCTTTACTTGCTAATTTAATTGCCCCAGCCGATGACCACACTCAATATATTCTTGCCGATGGAACTCGTGCTTTGGCCGGTGCTTGGAATATGGGGAGTCAAATACTTACCAATGTCAATATTGATTCTGGCGATATTCATAATGACGTAACACACACCCAGTGGGATGCTGCTTATTCTCATAGTTTACTTTCTTCTGGAAACCCCCACAGTGTGACACCTACTGAACTCAGTTTGGTAATTGGAACAAACACGCAGGCTTGGGGACTGATACTTGATGATTTTAATACTCTTACCCCTCCCGCATCAGACGGGCAGTTTATAGTAGCTACTGGTGCTGGTGCATTTGCCTACGAATCAGGAACGACCGTAAGAACTTCAATAGGACTTGGAACGGGGGATAGTCCCACCTGGGCGGGAGCAACTATTACAGGCGGTTGCGTACTTGGCTTGAACTCCTCTATATTCCAGCCAGCCGCAGGGGGCGATTCCACTACATTCTTTCAGGTCTTGGATGCCGATGGTGGTACACCTATATTGAATGTGGATACGGTTAATGAGAGGGTGGGGATAGGGACGGCAACCATCCCTCATGGTGGGGTGGGATATGCAAAGCTCGCTATAGATGGGACAAGTTCAAATGCTGCGGGGCCTCATGTTCAGTTTACCATAACCTCAGACAAT